ACCAGAACCAGACTTCATAAGCGAAATCCACTCTTCCATGAAGACTGCCATAGTAGGTTTTTGCTCATAAGCAGCAGAGTTGTTTGCCAAGGCACGTTGTGCATCGGTTTTGTACCACATACCTGACTTACAGTCACGCACTTCAGGGTCGCCAAGATCTGATAGTGAGATGAGAGCAGAGCGGCGTACACCACCAACAACAACCACCTCAGCAATCTTACAAACAATGTCATGGACTTCGATTGGGCGCAGTTTACGCCCTGCTGCTTTCTTAAACATAACTGTAACGAAAGCAAAGAGATCTTGGAGTGGCTCTGGACCAGAGGCCCGACCACCCATGGTTTTTAGGCGAGCACCTTCAGGGCGAATACGGCTGTAATCCCACTGATGTACGTTACCAAGGTAAAGTTCAGCAACAAGCTTTCGTAAGCCCTTTGCCCAACCTTCTGCACTGTCTTCAAGAGTAATAACACGACCTGTCTCCGTAAAGTTATCGTTAACAATAGGTAGTTTGTTTACATACTGAGCTTCAGCACTAAAGCCTACACCAGTTCCTGCCATCAGGATAAACAAGATTTCATCAAATACACGAATGTGATCTACAGCTGCAAAAGAACAGTTATAGCCACGGAAGTGATTTTGTTCGAGAGCGTTACCAGCTGACCACATGGCCCGCATGGAAGGCATTACTTCACGGTTGTAAACAGCATCTCGAATTTCTGCATAGTCCGCAGGGGTGAGTTTATCTCCCGCACGTTTCATCCAGAAACCAACTAGTCGATCTACAGTCTCTCCCCAGGATTCACGACGACCTTCGTCATCTAGAAATCGTGAGTAGCGTGAAAGATGGATAAACGCTTCGTAAGGTTTCATTGAGTTCATAGTATTTTCCTTTTTGCTTACTACTGACAAGGTGATTATTGGGATTATCCTAATTAAAAATCACCTTGCCATTGTGCGCTAAATTGTTATTTGTTTTTCTTATTTTTCTTAGAGGTAACTCTAAACTCTTCGCCGAGGACAAAAGTATCTTCTTCAACTACTTCCTCTTCAATCGCTTTTTCGAGTTCCCAATACTCTTGGGACACGGGGTTATCTACCGCTTCTTCAACAGACTCTTGCCCCATTGCCTCTTCCCAGAGTTTAGTGTAAGTTACTTTGTCTTCATCAGACATTTTTTCATTGTTTTTAATAAACAGATCTAAGTGTTCTTTTGTCGGGAGAACTTTAATCCAGCTCTTTAAGTGCTCTTTAAGTCGAGCCTCATTAATTTTATTTTCCACGTTTTATCCTTTAGTTAAGTTTGTTCTTGTCTACCTCTAGCAACGTATTCGCTGCGTAGTAAAACTGGTCCTTATTATCACCCTCTGGTGTATGCTCAAACTCATCTTGAATACCCAATATAAAAGACTTAACAGCAGGGCTCAGATCACTTATGTCTGCTTCACCGTCATTAAGCAATTGGAGGATAATCGAGATATAAAGTAAACCCATTGTTTCATCTATCATACTCTTTTAAACCCTTCACTTGTATTCATATCTTCTTCTTCGTAGTACTGACCTTCAGTGAGTCTTCCAGTAGGAAAGTTATAAAGCAGTGCTCCTGATGGCCCTGTAAGACCAGTATGACGACATTTGAGGACTTTTGTTTTAATCGTGTTTCTTTTAGCTTCATCTGAGCTCCCAACATCACGAGAAAACGCAATAATGTCCATACAAATTTGCTTAATAGAACCAGAGCCTTTGATGTCATCCATCGAAGGTAGTTGGCCCTCTTCAAAAGATTTACCACCGCTGTTTGTCTTACGTAGGTGACTAATTAAACCAATCCAGACGTTATGCTTCTTAGCAAGACCAAGTAGACGGTTCATAATCTTATCAATAGCCTCGTTACCTGTTAACCCTTCACTACCTTCAGAAGCAAGTATAGTGATGTGGTCAATAAAGATGTACTTAGCACCAGACAAGGCCATATACTCCAAGTGGTCCATGATTGAACCGTCAGAGATAGAACCGTGATGGTCCAGAGGAAGAACACGATCAGACCCAAAGACTTTATCATAGCCGATTTTAAGTTCTTCAAGCGGTATCTCCTCATTAGCTGAGTTACGGTTTAGAACCATACTAGCCATCTTAACAGCGTATTCTTCAGGACTTTCCTCAAGAGATACAATACCAATCTTATCTTCAGTAGTTTCTAGTAAGTGAACTGCAATCTCTCTAAGTAGAGTTGATTTGCCGCTACCAGTACCAGAAGTCCAAAGAGTAATTTCACCAAAGCGCATACCTTTCAGTTTAGCGTTCAGGCCCACCATGAACTCAGGGTAAGGTACAGACTCCATTGCACTATAAGCAACTAGACGATCCCACAAGTCTTCTTTGTTAAGAATACCAGCGGGGGTGTATTCACAAGCGTCATAGACAGCTTTTAGAACTTTGTCGGGGTCTTTAATCCAAGTATCGCTTGCGTCCTTCTCTGGAGTTTTAGCAATCTTAACTTTGTCATAACCAATAATACGTGCTGCTTCTTTTGTAGCCTCTTGGCCAGCAGCATCATTATCAAACCAAATGATAACCTCTTCAAAGTTACGAATCCAGTCACGTTCTTCTACCAGATCTTTTAGGGTAGTAGCAGAACGAATAGAAACAACAGGGTAAAAGGTGTTATAGCGTTTATGCCAAGCGGAAGCAACCGCTAAGGTGTCTAGCTCCCCTTCAGTGATTACTAGTCGCTTACCACCATTAAACAAGTGTTGTCCAAAGAGACCGCCTTTTACTTTACCAACGTTAGCCCTAAACTCTTTAGGCAGACCTCTTACTTTATATCCTGTTAGCAGACCCTCGTTATGATAAGGGTAGTAGTGTGCATCAATAGCTCCGTTGATGTCATAAGATACCTTAACACCATAATACTCAGCTACTGTCTTGTTAATGTTTCGTTCACGAAAACCCCTAACAGGGTAGTCCTCTGCTACTTCTCGTAAGCTTGGGCCCCAAGAGTTGTCAACAGACTCAAACTCTGATTCATCATTCATAGGATTAACATAGTCTCCCTTCGCTTTGTGCGATTTACGGCAACTGAAACAGAACGTAGACCCATCCTCATAAATTTGAAGAGGATCAGAGCCACCACAGTCATTACAAGGTTGATTCTTAGTAACTATTCGCCCCATCTCTATTCCTCGTCTGAGCTATCTGGTTCCATTGTCATTTCAGCTACAAACTTGCTCATCTCTGTAAAGAACAAGTAAAATAGAAGTGACAAAACAATATCAACCTCTATAATACCAAACGTGTGAAGGATAATAGAGCCTACTAAGTTAAGCATTGCCGCCATCCACAACGCTGGTGCAATTGGATGTATTTTCATTCGTATTTCTTTCTCAAAGTTTTGACATATGCTTTAGTTTTTTTAGTCGGCCCCTCACTAGGGACAAACCTAATCGCAGCAATCTGGCGGTTATAAAAGCGAGGTGTTTTACCATCCTCAAGATATTCCGTCATAGAGTCAGAAAGCATTTGAAGGTAAGCCTCCGCATAGTAAAGACCACCTTTTGTGTTGTATAGATCCACTATTTCAAAACTAAAGTTCTTCTTGCCATACTTAGTAATGTCTTTCTTTAGCGTTGTAGAAGAACCTATGTAAGTTTTCCAGCTCATAGGTTTACCGTAAGTCTTAGATTTTTTCTTACCTCCATGCCAGAGCTGCTTCTTGCCAATGTAATACTGTTTTGTTGTTAAGTTTTCAATGCAGTATACAAAGCCAAACCATTCTTCAGCATTAAAGTTTTTATAACAACTCCAATGTCCCGTGTCACTCACTAATTGCTTTGTCATAAACTTCTCGCTTTACTTTGAAATGATCATTCATGTGTCGCCAAATGTGAATTAAACGACCATTAGCAATCATATACTCATACCCTTCTTCTTTGTAAAACTTTTCATAAGCTCTACAAACAGAGGCCCGATAGTCCGTAGATCCTTCTAAAATGACTTCAGCTGTCTTAGGCCCAATTCTAGGAATACCTGGAATGTTATCAGTAGGGTCTCCCATTATAACTTGTTTCCAATAGAAGTACTCTGCATACGCTTCTTTAACCTCGTAAACAAGCTCTTTTCGTGGGTTGTAGTGTAGCCCTGGGATACAATCAAGATCCTTGTCAACCGAAATAACAATATTTTCAATACAAGCTGCAGTAAGTTCATTTGCCCAAACACGGAGCATATCGTCTGCTTCACAGTTATCTGTAAAGATGCAGCCTTCGTAACGTTCTACTATGTCAGACTTCAAATCTAAGAACCATTCTGGTCTTGTTGATTTTGACTTTGTCCTGTTACCCTTATAGTTAGGGAACAAGTCTACTCTAAAGTTGTCAGGACCACCAATGGCCATGACGTAGTCTGTAGCAAAAACACTTTCAAGTGAGCTATTAAACAACCCATCAAATTTATCATTTGCTTCTTGTTTAGTCTCCATACCCCATATACTCATGTATAGAAGCACGTCGCCGTCAATAATAGCTATCATAAGTTTTCCTTTATTGTTCTTTAACGTCAGCTAATTTTTTCCCTTACTATTCAAGGGAGATCTTGGTCTTCTTTCCAACACCCCCAACTGTAGTCAATACCCCAGTCTTCAACAAGCTCCCAAGGCGCTTCTGTTTTCAAACACTCTTCTTCAAAGTCATACGAGTAGGAAGTCCCCTCCCCGTCTTTGTACTCGCCAATAAACATCATCCCGTCTTCATGGAAAGTAGCTTCAATCTCGATATTATGAAGCTTCTCTCCGTAAGAGTACGCAGCCGTTGGAGGCCCCCAAGCAGTATCAAAGTTAATTGTTAGTGTGTTGTTAGCTTCGTCGAGTTCCCAACTTGCGTTGTGAACATCCCACTTTGTCCCCCAAAGCTCAACTGCTTTATTATACTCCCAGTCCCCAAGCGGGCAAAGTGCTTCTAGGAGTTTGTCTTCTTTCAAAGCCCGTACAATAAGATCTAGCTTGTCTTTACGTCCAGAGATTACTGCGCTGTTCATACACCAGTTTGGCATTTTAGTTTCCTTTTCCATTAATAGAACGATCTTCTAGTTTGTTAATGTTATGCTTCATCAGTCGATTCAGAGTGTAACCTCGACTGCGGGCAATCATAGTTACATACCACAGCACATCAGAAAGCTCATCGAAGATTTCATCGCTATGCCGATATCCCTTGCGTGTCTCCTTAACTCGCTCAGACATTACTTCACCCACCTCCGCAGCAAGACCTGTGAAAAGAGTCTCGCTTGTAGTACCTTCCTCAAGGAAAGATTCAGCTTGAAGTTCATATTTCTTAACTCGCATAGTAGGCTCCTTCAGGTAAGTTAAAAGCCGCAACAATGTCTTTGAATTGCTGGCTAGATAGCATAATCATTTGAACACCGTCTGACTCATCGATCTGACGAATGTAGATGTCATCATCATACAAAATTACTTCAACATCATCGTGCTTTCCCTTCCCATCTAGAGTAGTTATAGTGATACCTTCACCACGATCTGTATCAAATTCAACAGTAAACATTTTATTCCTTTACTTTCCAGTAAACCCAAGCACGAGCACAGTGACCTGAACCAAGCAAGATGTCAATTAAAAACACTAAGTTAAACTTATTGTTGCGCTTGCTTTCCCAATTTCTAGCGGAAAAGGTTTGGTTTAATTCCCCTCCTAGTGAAAAATTCAACAACATAGACAAGTTGATAGCAAGTTTTCTTAGACGCTTAAACATCTTTGTTTTCCTTTAAGTTATCTCGAACTCCACAACGATAACCCTCTTCGTAGCCCTCTTCACGAGCGTCCTCTACCTCTTCTTCAGCGTCGTTGAATCCCCTGTCGTAACCCTCTTCTTCTCCCTTTTCGTAGCCATTGTTATAGCCCTCATCATACATCAACTCTGCTTCTGAAGTATACTCTGACATAGCTTCCTCCACACAGTTCTCTTCAAGGTCTTCTAGTAGTGCCACAAGATCCAGATCAAGTTCTAAGGTATCGTGGCCTTTAACTTCTCTATAAAAACGATCAAACATTGTACGAATAGTTTCTTCTACTGAGTAAGTAACTGACATCTCTTATTCCTCTGAAATTGTTTCAAGAAAGATTACCTCAAGAAAGTGGCAAACTTTTTCTGCATTTACTTCTTTACCGTCTCGATAAAAGCCTTCCAGCTCCATATCAACACCAACACACATCTCCCCGTATTCTTCTAAAAGGAACCCTGCAAGATCCTCGTCATTTGCTGCACTTGTGCACAGAACCATTTCCGCACCGTACTCTGTTTCAAACCAGCCAGAGATCTCGCTGTCTTTCTCAGCAAGAAGTGCTTTATATTCTGCTTCTAGTTTCTCTAGTCTAGCTTCCGCAGACCATGCCCGTAAGGCCCACTCTTCTTTACTTGCTACGTCTATTCTGTAATCACTCATAGTCTTTCACCCCATGTTTCTCAATGTCTTTTAACACAGTTTCAAGCATCCACTTGATGTCTTCTTCGAAGAGACCTTGTACCCTTACAGGTTCTACAGTGTAGCCGTTGCCTTCGTAGTTCTCATGTACACCGTACCAGACCTCACCATCAGGATCCGTATGCTTCATTAGCTGGTAGTTCCAAGTCATTTTCTTTCTCCCACTGTTGTTGTAGTTTATCCAAGGTCACAGACGAGATAATTACTTCGTAACCCGCCAGAGGGCCCTCTAAAATCAAGGCCGTCCCGTACTCACTGTGGCGTGAGTTTGCTTCAGTTAAAACAATGTCAAGATCAACCTCGGCCTCAAACCCTTCAATCGTTGTATAAACTCGCTTGTCCATACCATTTTCCTTCTGTGTTATAGTAACGCTGGTAGATATTCTCTAACCCAGCCTTGTCAGGATGTTTCCGAACCCACATGCCAGTTGCAGGTTCAAAATGTTTTTTAAAAAAGTTATCCAGCTTACGATTGCCTGTTGCTATAGTTGTGTCAACAAGGTAAGATAGCTTATCGTACTCTGCATCAGACAATATGCTATGATTTTTATATTCATAAGCATAAGCAGCGACAGAGAGCCTTAGTCGTAGCCTAATCTGATCGCTCTCAGGCGACATAGTAACGATCTTCTAGACAAGTCCAAGATTCACTGAGCAAAGCTTCGGTGTAACTTACCTCTTTAAACTCACCCAAGAGTTCACCTTTTTTGTTAAAATGGTTATAAACAAGACAAGCCTGTAATGCTAAAGAACGGGGTGTGCGAGGGTTTAACCGAAGAAAACTCTCTTGATCTTTGACATAGCCTGAGTCTAAGACATTCTCTACAAAGTCATTGTAGTCCATCATAACGATAGGTTCAATAAAGCCTTGGTAGTAGCCTGTCCCCAGCTTAGGAGTATACGTTAGCTTATCCATTGCCCGCAAGGTATCTAGGTGACGATACAGTTTTGCAGCAAGGTGAATCTGCCAAGGGTTGTCGAAAGAGAAGATGATGTGGTTGTTGATAAGCTTAGTCATTGTTGTATCCTTTGATTTTTGTTAGTAAACTTCACAGAAAGATCAGAACCAGTGGAGATGGGTATCCCCTGAGACAGACACACTAACTTCATAACCTAGAGCTGTCAACGCCAAGGCCTCTTCCTCTGTAGCTCTAAACCTTACGAAGGTAGTGCGTTGGCCCTTTCTTATGCCTTCCTCAATGGCTTTTTGAAATAGCCCGACACGAGCGCTTGTTGAGCGTGACTTAGCGTCTTCGGCAGGGAGTACGTTATCGAAGGACATAGGTTAATCCTTTCAAGATAAGCTTAGTCATACGTATTTCTCCAAATATTTAATTGCTGATTTGAGTACAGTTATATCTTCTTTTAACTGGCCAATCCCTGTGTTACAGTGGTAGCACAAGATACCCCTTACTTTTCCTGTCGTATGGCAGTGGTCAACCGCAGAGGAATCTGCCGACCAACCCTTTCCCCAACCTGCCAACTCGCTATTGCAGATTGCACACTTATTATCTTGTGCGTCTACCATAACTTGACGTTCAGGGACTGTCATGTTGTACCTTTCCCTACAATTAATACAGCCTTCACAGTAGCTGTAGTATCTATAGTTACCATTTTCCTTCCGGGTAGTTGGGTTGCGTGGAGGATTTGTACAACCCCCCGAAACGCATTCTTTTAGAACCCTATCTGGGTTTAAGACTTTTAAGTCTGTATGTTTGTATTTATGTGGATTTCTCATCAATGCACCTGAAAGTAGTCTGAGCCGACGTTGCAATCGCCGCAGTCCATAATAGTAATACCATACTGTTTAGGTGCCTCTCGGAAACATTCCATAATAATTTCCCGTGCTTGTTCTGTTTGATCTTCTCGAACTTCTACTGAATGTTCATCGTGGTAGAACAGTAGGTGTTTAAAATCAATGTTTGCTTCCTTTAGCTTTTGATCGATCATTACCACAGTAGCTTTCATTACTACAGCCTCTGCACCCTGAATCAAGTAGTTGAGTGCTTTATGTTGGCTGTCTGTAAAGATTGGCCTGTCGTCTAGGCCAGGGATATACCCCTGTTGTTCCGCTATGTGCTGAACTTTTGAGATTAGCTTTTTAAGCTCAGGGAAAGCGTTAGTGAACTTGTTCTTTAGCTTTGTTCCTTCTTTCTCAGAGACATTAAGAATAGAACCAAGCTTTTTACCACCTGCACCGTAGAGGTAAGCAAAAATAAAGGGCTTGGCTAAAGCTCTAGAACAACCTAGTACGTCGGCGTTTTTCTGATGGATGTCACCCTCAAGAACCTCTCTAGTGTAGTCAGGGTCTTTCATAAAGTGTGCAAGAAGCCTAAGCTGACAACCTGCAGAGTCAGCGCTAACAATCTTGTAACCTGGTTTTGTTACAAACAACTTACGAATTTCAGGCCCAAGAGTTGCTTTGCCACTTGGCAAGTTAGCAATGATCTTGTGAGTTTGTCTAAAGGTAGGTGTACCTACGTTAAACACATCACCATGAATACGCCCCTTCTTGTCAACATACTCAAACCAACCTTTCATAATAGAGTGACGAGACCTCAAAGTATAGTACTCCATCAGAGCCTGGCCTACATCTCCAAGTCCTTCCAAGGAACTGTCTGAGAGCTTTGGCGAGACTTTGATGAACTGTCCGTTAATCTTTTTCCAGTTCCACTCGTCCGGTTTCCATCCAAGACTATCAAGATACCTCTTAACAGTATCAGTGTTGCCGATATCGCCAGTAATAAACTCAATTCTGTTAAACTCTCCCCAGACAGGGCAAGTATCAACAGTGACGCCATCATCAAGCTGAAACCAATTACGCATCCATGCAAGCGGTTTTCCAACCTTTGTAAACTTAGGTGATTTCGGGTCATTGTCTACTTTCTTTACTCTTGCAAGTAACTTAGGGTTAATGAAGTTTTCAATATCCTTCATTTTATACTCTACGTGTTGAACTAACTCCTTTGCTGCTGCTAAGTCAAACTGCCAGCCACCCTGACATTGTTCAACCATGATACGGTCCATCTCCATTTCTAAGCGAAGTGCTTTTAAGATCTTCTTGGAACCAGCTGCAGCAGCATACTTTTTTGTTTCTTCAATGAGATACTTGTAAACACGAGTACCTAGCCGCACGTCCTGTTTCATGTACTCAAACATATCTTCGTTAAATTCTTCCCAACCGCCAGTGTAGTCTCCTTTTTGATCCCCAAAGAAGTTTCCCCAAAGCTTTAAGCTGTGGCCAAAGCCAAAGCGACGGTAGTTAAGGACTTGAGACATTACCTTGGTACACTGGACTACTGCCTTTGGTTCCCAAGGTTTATTGTAGTACTTCTTAGAGAGAATGTTTAGCGCTGGGATGTCATACCCCAACGCATTATGTGCTACAATAACTTCTGCTCTGTCTAACAGAACAAGGAACTCTGCAAGCTCATGATCCCTAAACCAATACTCTTGCCCTGTGTCTACATCGATAGCCCCTGCACAGTGGAATTTAGATACTGTTGGTAAGAGGCCGTTAGCCTCAATGTCAATTACAAGTTTCATAAGTTTCTCCTAGATTACTTGTTAGTTTCTGTTTACTCAGTTAAGTTTCGCATTTCTTTTGCCATGTTAAACAACAAGTAGGTGAGTTGTTCTGAGTACTCATCAGAGATAGCTCCTTCGAAAAACATTGAAGCCCAGTGTTCAAGTGACTCTGCAAGGTGAGTGTAGTCTTTACCCTCCATGTCAAAGGTTACGTTGTTAAGCTCTTCAAACGTTACGTTGTTGTTGTTCATCGTTGATCTCCACTTCTGCTTCTTTGTAAAACTCATAAGATTTGTAGGCTTGAAAAATAGCCGCTCGTCTAGGCATGTCATCAAACCGTTCGTACATTCTTGCCATACGTCGAATGTAGGCTAGCTCAACTTTCTTTAGCATTTGTATTTCCTTTAATCTCTAACAACTCTTGAACGGTTAGCTCACGAGTAACCTCGTAAACTTCTATATCTCTTATGGGGAAGATAAAGTGCATATAATCAGTAGCCCAAAGTGCTTCCCCAAGCTCTTCCTTGCTGTCACAGTAGTGAATATTCCAACCATCGTAGCCGTCATCTTTAAGTATAAGGTATTTAACTCTCACTAACTCGTTCTCCTTAAACGCATCAATATCTTCTTGGCTAATCATACTAGATCTCCATTCACAAAATCAGGCCATACTTCTTCTCGACCACCTACGTCAGTGTAATCTTCCTCGTCATAAGAGCCTAGTAGTTCGCAACCCGCTCTCCAATCTTGGAATTGGAGCTTTGCTATACGCTCCAGCAGTGCTTCCCTTATCATCTCAGGCGTAACATCTTTTGCATCGCAGTCAGTTGATCCTTTGACTGAAAACACAATATCGTAATCATGAGTATAAGTAGTCATCGTTGATATATCCTTTTTCGTCTGATTCTACTCTGTATTGTACTTCTTGGAATTCCAGTAACTTCAGATGCCTCACCCCCTAGGTGTTTCGGGATTATATGGTGTCTGCCCATTTGCTTCCCTTTCCAAGTAATCTTTTAAATACTCTGAATACCAAATTATCTTTCCAAGTTCTTGTGTCTCCGAATCCTTCGACCCTAGACGGCACAGATACTTCCAGATCTGGCCCTTGAGATGCGCCTTAACCCCCTCACTGCCAAGTATATGCTCCATCATCTGCATATACTCATATCCTGGCAATATGTCTTTATAATGCTTTGGGTTGATAATCTGATCTTGAGTACACTTATCCATTGCAGCGAAGTCCCCGTGGAAGTCTGGTGCTGCCTTATCCCCACCAAACACCTTACCCATTAAGGCAGGTATTTCATCACGGAAGCTGTCTTCTTTAGCAAGGTACTCCATATAACCAAAGTTACCTGTTTCTGGTTCAACAATCTTCATGCCATCTTCCTCTTGTTGCATAAGTTCATTCATAATACGACGTTCCACTCGGTTGTAGTTGTTTAGCATTAGCCAGTCCGCCCATTGTTTAATTGATTCTCTTGATTTCAGATACTCTGCCTTCTTACCTGCAACAGCATAGACCATAGAGCTTGGGAGTAAACTACTCCACATGTCTATTGCACCTTGAAAACTATCTGTTATAAGAATTGCTTCTCCTGTCTTGTCAAAAACCTTATATGTTGGCGTCATTGTACTCTCCTGCCTTAAGCTCCTGTACTTTCATTTTAAGTTCTGCCTTGTTAGCGAATCCCATCGCCTGAGCTGCCTTTTGTTCAGCATCATAACGACTAAAACCAGCATCATACTCTAGTATAGCGGTTCGCTCTTCAAACAGATCATCTAACTTCAAACCTTTTAGTTTTAACATTATACATACGCCTCTATAATTGGGTGTCTTCCTTGCATACTCAAAACAGCTACTGCTGCAGAGAGGATCTCTTCTTTAGTGTCAGCTAACACAAAGCTGTTGTTTTTGTAGGGATTATAGGATACAAGGAAAGGGTTGCCAGAAGAAAGAAACCTTGCTTCTGTTAAATGCCCCACCACGAAGGCATGAACATTTTTCTTTTTGTCTTGTAAAACCTGGTCTCGTCCTGCTTGCCTTACGACAAACTTAGGTAGGGCTACTACTACTGAGTCTTTATGAGCGATAACTTTTCCGTAATCACTCGTCTCACGGGACTGAATTGAGAAGATTTTCTTGTGTAGGTTCCAGTAAACTGCTACTTTCATTTAGTATTCCACTTCTTCTTCCAATAGGGTTACTTTGTATACTTTTACGTAATCCCTGCTTCGAGCATTTCTAGCTGAGTCTAAACAAACTTTCAAGGAGGGGCTGCTGAAGTCAAGCTGATTCCCTAACCAAACTTCATAGTAAGTTTCACGTTGTTGCATGTTAACCTCCTGCTACTTCATTCCAAATACGCTGATCTTTATTTTCCTTGCAATTTTGCTTCTAGGTTTTCTAAGTAGCTGTCTACGATCTCTGCGTAGCGCCACTCAAGGTCTTCCTCGACCCCATCGTTTAGTTCTATTTCTTCCTTGGCCCAACCAAGAATAGTCTCAAGAGTAAGCCCAAGTAGTTCTCTTTCAGATAGTAGTTTAGACATTAGTAGCCCTCCTTTTGTTTAATCATCTATGTCGTTATAGTTTAGAACCTCAACTAGCTGCCCTGTAAGAGGAAATAACTCCACATACCAAACGATTCGGTTAGAGTAACCCCCAATACGTCTAGAGATACTCTCAACAACATTCATCATGTCTCTCATACAGCTTGCTGACATAAAAACATGAGGGTCATCCGGGGCTTGGTAGGAAAGAGGGTCTTGTAGCATTTTCTGAGGGTCGTGTAGGTTGTCTTGGTCAAAGATGAAGAATCGAAGAATTTCTAAGCCTTTGTATCTCATTACCAGTACTCCTTATAAAGAATAGTCGATAGCAGCGTCAATAGCGTCTTGAAGCGAGTCGTGCACTTCAGTAGCCATAGCTGTCATAAACGGGTTTAACTTGTCTTCTGGGTTCTTGAACATGATGATGATTTTATTCTTCATGTGTGAGAACATAACCTCTGCCGCTGTTCCTTGTGCTTTAGCGTGAGGGTGGTCTCGCATGTCTGTCAAGAGTACTTCACAACGAGCAATGTCACGAAGGTCTTGACGGAAGATGCGGTTAGCTATGTTGTCTGATAGCCCGTTGTCATCTAAGCTCTGCTCATGGAAGCTAATACGGCGAGTAGGGTCAAGGCAGGGAACATCAGCTGCCTCTAGTTGTTCTGTGGCAACGTCCCGCCAACCTTTCATTTCTTTACCAGTGAAGCCAGCCATCGGGCCAGCCAGGTATACACCTCGTAGTAAGTTCATTCTTCTTCCCACTCTTCAATGTTTGTG